CCGACGCTGGGACGTTGAACCTGACGGCCCTGTTCGCTCTAATATACGAATGAGACTTGAGCGCCAATGGAGTCACGTTAGGGACGTATGACCGTAACACCAGCCCTAAGACAGGAACTGGCGTCAATGTCGCCAAGTTCAATCATTGAGCTTTATACGCTGGAAACCTCGGCTGGGCTTCACGGCTCAGACGGGATATACCGCTTTTCAAGCACTGTAAACGCCAAATATGACTTGGGCACAATACAGTGGAATGGTCACGAATACTGGCCAGCTCCGGTCGGGGCGGAAGGTTTTTCCTATTCCGGCACAGGCCCACTGCCTCGGCCTACAGCGCGAATAGCAAATGTTAACGGAATGGTAACAGAGGTTTTAAGGGAAGTCAACAACTTTAACCAAGGCAACGACCTCGCGGGCGCAAGGTTTACCCGTATTCGCACCCTGGCGAGATTTCTTGATGACTCCAACTTCGGTCCAGGTGGCAATCCTTACGCGGAGCCGGATCCGACCCCGGCAATGCTTGAGGTTTTTTATATTGACCGCAAAGCAATGGAATGTCGGGACTATGTTGATTTTGAGCTTGCGGCACGTTTTGAGCTTAGCGGGGTTTACGCGCCAAAGCGCCAATGCTTAAAGCGTTGCCGGTGGATATACAAAGGTGACGGCTGCGGCTATTCTGATAATAAATTCTTTGACGAAAACGACAACCCGGTGTCCTCTGTGTTGCAAGATGACTGTGGACACAGGCTTTCGAGTTGCGAAATTCGTTTTGGCAAAAAAGCCGAACTCCCTCACGGCGGGTTCCCAGGTATTGGCAACTATAGTTTTTAGCGATGTCATATCAACTTAACCCGGTTCAAGCGGCAGCCACCCCTGAATGGGATTTAGTTGACTGCTTAAAAAAGGGCGGACAGCCTAATTTCGACCTTTACGCTTACGTTCGATGGACGGGAACTCAGTGGTTTGAGAGAAACTATGCCGGCGGCGGCGGCGGTTCAGGCCCGTGGACGCCAGTAACAATCAACGTTGCAACAGGTTGGGAGCCATTGCGCACAGCAAGCGGGGAGTTAATTACTTATGGCATTGGCGGTATGCAACGAGATAAGACAAGCACAGCTGGCATTACAATCAGCGCCTCGCGCTACCTAGGCGCGTGGTTCTCCAACGTAGACATATACTTTGAGTCCTGGGGTGAAGGCGGTGGCAGTAGCGGTAGCGCGGATGCTTTTTTTCTTTGGGAAAAGCGTCCCACGGAGGAACTTAGCAGCAGCTTCACGAACTATGGGTTTAGCTATGGTCGATCCTCCCCCGACACATCAAACTTTGCTGAATCTAGGGGTCGCTGGGAACTTGCCAACAGCGACTACGAAGTGATTGAAACCTGGGAAGGCTACTCCAGCTTGCGCCCAACATGAACGAAGCGACTAAACAAGCCGCACTCCTCGCCGCTCTGGAGGCCGCCCCGCGAGAGTCTTGTGGCCTTGTGGTGAAAACCAGCGAAGGTGAGCGTTACTGGCCTTGTCGCAACGTCAGTCCGATCGAAAGCGACTTCACTATTAGCAAGTTCGATTACGTGGCCGCAACCAAAGCCGGTAGAATAGTCGGCGTTGTGCATTCACACCCCAACGGGTTCCCGCTGCCAACCCAAGCGGATCTAACCAAGTGCGAAGAGTCGGGACTTCCGTGGCACATTGTCTCTCCCCATCTTAACAGGTGGCACAGCTTCGCCCCTAGCGGCTTTAAGGCTCCATTGCTAAAGCGTGAATGGGTTTGGGGTATCCACGATTGTTGGGCACTTGTCCGCGACTGGTACGCCGAGCACGGTGTAATCCTTAGAGACTTTGAGCGACCCGATGATCCCGGCGACTTCCTAAGGGATCCACTGTTTGAGTCATTGTTCGAGGAGGCGGGATTTAGGGAAGTGTCCCGCGAGAGCATTAAGCCTGGCGATGTCGCCCTACTTTCTTTTAAGTCTACCAAGCTCAATCACGTCGGGGTTTTTGACGAGGACTTTCGCCTCCTGCATCACACGCAAGGCCGCCTATCAAGAGCGGAAATATATGGCGAGGGACTTCAAAAGTCAACCGGGAAAGTAGTGCGACACCTAGAATCGGAGAGGTTGCGCTTGGGCCAATGAGGACAGTCAGGCTTTACGGTCCCCTTGCCGAAAGGGTTGGACAGGATAGCTTTACGGCAGTAATTGATACCGTGGTTGAGTCCATACGGTTCCTTGTCGCAAACTTTCCTGATCTTGAAGCATTCTTGATCGGCTATGACTACCAAGTTTTCGCGGGTGCGCACAGCCTTGGGGAAGATGAAATTCACTTTCCGGTTGGCTCAAAGGAGGAGATTCACATAGTTCCGGTTATCAGTGGCTCCGGTGCAGCGGGTAGAGTTATTGCGGGAGTGGCGCTGGTTGCGGCTAGTTTTGCCATTCCGGGTGTTTCGCTTTTGGGGGTTGGCTTGGCCCCCGTGGCGTTTGGGGTTGGTGCGTCGCTGGCCCTCGGGGGCGTTGCGCAACTGCTTAGCCCAAAAGTACAAACCCCAAAAAAAGAAAAAGACCCTAGGGAGGTTAGGGGCTATTCAATTAGCGGAGTCCAAAACACGTCACGCGAGGGAACCCCCGTCAACCTTCCCTATGGCGAAATAATAATAGGCCCTATTATTATTTCTGCTGGCGTTACAACCTCTGACATACCAGATACGCGATCCAAGAGCCTTGGATCGGACCCCTGGCAAAGACTGCAAAAATGATACGCATTGGCGGCTCTGGCTTTGGCGGGCAGCAGAAACAGCAAACACAAAGAAGTGCTGCCACTGCCGACGACAACCTTAACAGCACGCAAAGGGCGCGTATATTGTGCCTTTTGGGGGAAGGGGAGCAGGAGGGGTTCCCTTCTGCATTGCGATTCGAGAAAGGATCCGATGAATACGAAATAGCCGTCCTAAAGGACATTTATCTTAACGGGACTCCAATACTCAAGGCCTCTGCTGACTCAAGCCCGCAAGATTCTGACTTTAACTTCAAAGGCGTTACCGTTACGCATAATTATGGAACTGCGGATCAGCGCTCAATGCGCGGATTCAATCAGTCAGAATCACAGTTTCTCGTTGGAGCTGTTGTTACAAAAGCTACTCCAGTTACTCGTCAGATAGTAGACTCTCAAGCGGATGCGGTCAGGGTAACACTTTCGTGGCCGGCTCTGCAACAGTATTACGATCCCAAGAACAAAGTATCAAAAAAACTTACCAGTCAAATCCTTGGGGGAGGCGTTAGGTCCCCGCAGGAAGGCGACTTGCTGGGCGTAGAAGTAGCATATCAAATTCAAATCGCAACAGCCGGGGGGTCATTCAAAACCGTTGTAGACGCAAAAGTTACAGGGCGATCCGCAGATACTTACCAAAGGTCACACGAAATAGCGTTAAAGGGCCCTTTTCCGGTTGACATTCGCGTCTTAAGGGTCACAAAAGATTCTTCTGGCGGAAAGATTAGCGACGAAATGACGTGGAGCGACTACACGCTGCTGTCTTACAAAAAACTAACTTACCCTTATTCGGCGTTACTTGGTATAGAATTTGACGCAAAACTATTTTCCTCCTGGCCGACAATTTCGGTCAGGCGCCGTGGCGTCAAAGTTGCCATACCCAATAACGCTACGGTTGATCCCGTTTCTGGAAGGCTGATTTATTCCGGCATCTGGACAGGCGAATTTGCCGCTGCACAGTGGACGACGGATCCCGCCTGGATACTTTGGGACCTTATTGTCACCTGCCGATACGGCTACGGAGAGCACTGCCAAGGTCGATCGCTTGACCGCTGGAGCTTCTACGCGGCTTCAAAATACTCGGCAGAGCTAGTGCCCGACGGTCGCGGTGGTATGGAGCCAAGGTTTAGTTGTTCTATCAATATACAAACGCAGTCGCAAGGCTTTGATTTAATCAATCAGCTTTGCAGCGTTTTCAATGCAATGCCTTACTGGGGTTCTGACTTAATGAACCTCACGCAAGATAGGCCAGGTACGCCAGTCAAGACATTCCACAATAGCGACGTAGAAGGCGGTCAATTTAAGTACATTGGCGCCAGTCTTCGTGCTCGGCACACGGTTGCCATTGTAAAATACTTTAACAACGACAAGCAGGACTTTGATTACGAGGTCGTAGAAGATGCTGATGCAATTCAAAAGTACGGCTCAATCACGACAGACCCCGAGGCCATTGGCTGCACCTCCAGGGGGCAAGCGCGAAGGCATGGTCGCCGCATCCTCTACAACGAGCAAAAAGAGTCCGAAGTCGTAACCTTTGACGCGACCCTTGCCGCCGGAGCGGAAATCAGGCCAGGGCATATCATCGAGGTAATGGACGACCTTAAGACAGGGGTTCGTCGGGCCGGCAAAATAACCGATGGCACGCTTTCTTCGTTTACGGTAGACGACACTGCCCAGACCGATCTACCCTCTGGCCCCAGTGCCACCGCAACCATTGACCTGCTAAACGGCGGGGCAGAAACGCGCTCGGTTTTGTCTGTAGCTGGCGCGGTTGTCACCCTCGCTGCCCCGCTCAGCTCTCCGCCACTTGTCGGCGGTACGTGGGCCATTAGTGACAACCTAGCCGAGGCGACAACATGGAAGGTTGTGACAATAGGCGAAAGCGCGAGGGTAAAGTATCCAATAACCGCCGTCAAGTACAACCTAGGAAAACACGATTACATTGAGCGTGACGTACCGCTTGACGAAACCGTTTATGCCCCTCTTGCGATAAAAGAGCCAGAACCGCCCGCTACCGTAACATCCGTGCCTACGATAAACGCTCAAAGCGGGTTAACCGATCTAAACCTTAGCTGGGCGTCAGTCCCTGGGGCAGCTAGCTATGAAATCTCTTACAGGAAAGTATAATGCCAAGTAATTGGATAACGGTTACATCGACATCTCCGTCAACAGTCATACCGTCCGTTGCGTTTGGCGATTACGAAATCCAAGTCGTTGCGATTGACGCTTTCGGCAACCGCTCCGCCCCAGCCACGGCTCGGAAAACCGTTGACCGCAGCCAGAGCGGAGCCACTGACAACGGCGGCATCGAGCCCGTCACGGATGCCGCGGTGGCCTCGGTGGGACCCCTGCTCGCGGTGCTTACATGGACTCCACCGCAGGCCGGCGGCCTAACCCTGGCGATTCGCCACACCCCAGACAGCTCGGGCGGCGCCTGGGGCAACGCGAATCCGATCACGACTGACACGCCTTCCGCTGCCGGCGGGGAAGCGCTGGTGCCCGCGCTGAGCGGCTGCTATCTGCTGAGGTTTACGAACGGCGAAGGTGCTTTCTCGGACGTTACTGCGGTCGCGCAATTCAGCGCTCCATTCATCGGGGACACTGTTGCGATATTTGACGAATCAGCGCTGGGCTTTCCTGGCGAAAAAATAAATTGCATTTTCGAT